AACTGGAGTGTAGGATCCACCGTATTCACCCCCATAATCAGTGTATTCACCATAAACAGACCCAAGTTTTGCGTCAGCAGGAACTGGCACAAACTTTGTTAAAGGGTAATTTTGTCCAGTTTCATAGTCGTATTGATATTCTCCTGTTGGTTCTCGGACATAACTAATAGTTTGGCCTTCATCATTAGTTGTGGTAATGACTTGTTGGCCGTTGTACGTCTTGCCAATTTCTTGTACAGGCGCATACTGCGTAACTTTACCAAATTGCGTAATGTCTGTAATGCCTGTATCAGCCAAAATCTTGGCCATGTCGGCAGCGTTCTTTTCAGCAGAACCATGCCCTTGCCCTGACCATTGACCAGTAGTGCCTTGCGAAAGAATCTGCGCTGTAACATACTGCGTAGCTGCTTTTTTGTCGTCTTTAAGCGCTTCAGCCACCTGATCACGAGTTACGTTACCAGCTTTCATTGCAGCGCTAATAGCGGCGGCATCAGCATCAGGGTTGGCATTAAACCATCCAAGAATATCAGCTTTAGAAGCAACAGGTGCTGCCTGAGACAACGCGCCTGTTGCTGCAGGAGGTGGTGTAGACACCGGAGTAGACGTGGCTTGCGCCAGCGCGCCTTGCTGCGCAGCAGCTTGTGCTTGTGCAGCAGCTTGTGCTTGTGCAGCAGCTTGTGCAGCAGCTTGTGCTTGCGCTTCATCCGCTGCTCTTTGCGCAGCAGCCGCATTGTCAAAATTAGGCGCAAGTACTTTTTGCTCTGCAACAGAGCGATTTGCTAATTCAGAGCTTGCGGCTTGTAAAAAACTAGCTTTCTCTGCCGCGTCTACGCTATTACCAAAGCCTTGTTGCCAAAACGCTAACCCTTCAGCATCTGGTTCACGACCTAAGACTTCTCTATAAAGGTCTGCAACAGTTGTCGTGGGTGGCGTATATACTGGCGCAGGCGGTGGAGTATAAACTGGAGCCGGTGGAGGAGTATAAACCGGTGCTTGTGCGTAATCATCCGGAGCAAACTGTTGCGCGTAGTAATCAACTGCAGGCGGTGGTGCAATTGCAGCCTCAAATCTAGCAGTTACCTCTTCTACGCCAAGGCCTGTTGCTTGTGCCATTTGCTCAGGTGAAACCCCTGCTGCTTGCATTGTTGATGCAATCAATGCGTCATCAGCGCCGGGGTTAGCGTTAAGCCAGCCTAGAATATCTGCGTTAGTTACTGCCATAGTTAGCTCGTTGCTGGGTTAACTGCGTTGACAAGCTGCTCGGCCCACTCTTGCCAATCATCATATTGATACGGTCCGGGAATACCCTCATTGCTAAACACGTCGATAGCTTTCAAACCTGCACCCCACTCTTGCCAATTCGTATTTGCATCAGGAATGGATAGTTGCTGTGCTGAGTATAACTCAACCATAAGGCAAGCCCATGACTCAAAGGTGTGATACCTAGGATCATAAACCTGTGCAACGTTAAGTAAGTTAGCCATAAGGTCTTGAATCTCCAACGTCCGCGTCTAGCAAGATCTTACCTACTTGGTAATCTCCGCCTGCCACATTTGAAACAAACTTCAATCGTAATTCACGACGCTGTTCACGCATATCGATTTTGCCGGTGCTAGGTCCAAAGGTATAAGGGCCTGTTGTCTCATCGGCAATCTGCGCAAATGGACGGCCTGTAACATACAAATCCATATTACCTTCTTGAATAAAGTCAGGCTCTACACGCTCTAGTCTTAACCATCTATTTTCACCAACAGGACTGGGCTGCGATGGGCCGCCTGCAACTAAACCTAGATCACTAGTTTCAAAGTAGGACTCAATGGCAACAGACAGCGCGCCTACAACTTTATCTGTGCCAATCTCATTTTGAAACAAAGACACAAAGTCCATCAGCGTAGCAACGGTCAGAACAAACCCAGCACCGCTAGGAATTGATGCAGACAGAGTATTACCGACTACGTAGTTCTTGCCATGTCCATTGATCACCACGGAGGTCACGATACCGCCAGCGACCGTGATGTTTGCAGTAGCCAACGTACCAGCACCTCCAGTCAATGCTTGATTGGTGTAAGTTCCATTGGTGTAACCAGAACCGCCGTTTGTAATCGTGGCTGTCAGAATACCGCCTGAAGCATTCACATTCCAGTCAGAACTAATCGGGAAAGGGAAGACTTGTGAAAAGTAACCTGCTGATCGCTGAGCGCCTAACGCAAAACCTGCGTCATACCATACATTTTCACGTACGTTATAAATAACAGCGTTGTTGCATTCCGTAGCAGTGCCTGATGGATAGAACCACCAGATCTCGCCAAAGCGAGGAACCTTGGTTACCCAAACTTTTTCACGCTGTGCGTAGTTTAAATTGTCAAAAAAGTAATTTTGATTAAAGTTATTAGGAATTTCCTTTACAACACCGTTGTAAAGCAAGAACCGGTCAACACCACACCAGTAATACACACCGTCATACTCAATCACCGACTGGCTTGAGAGAATAGATGACTGGCTAGAGATTAAGTCATATCGCCAAAACTGTGGAGGTGACCCTGCGCCACCAATATAAGATACTCGAATTAAAGAATCCAAGCTCCAAAAGAGGCCCGATGGTGCATTTGATCCACCACGTACAGGTAATCCTTGGACAATCTTGCCCGTGGCCACTGAGACCTCGTTGGCATCAGCAGATACCCAATCATTCACATTTCCAGCTGAGCAATTCTTAATTAGACCGTCATTGCCATAGACAAACACGTAAGGGTGCAAAGTAACTACACCGCCAGAGACAGAAACTTGATTGTCAAAGGTTAGTGTAATGCTGGAGCCTGTAGCCGTTGCAGGCGCAGAAATTACCAGTGCAGTACCTGCAATGGACACAACAGTTGCCGCTGAAGGAATACCTGTGCCTGTCACCACTTGGCCTGCGCCAATCTGCGTATTAGTAGCAGCCATTGTAATGGAAGCTGAACCACTAGTAATAGTGGCAGCAACTGCTGTAAATATGCCAATTTGGCTTAAGCTCGTGCCTGTAATTAAACCACCCAGTACGGGCGTGTTAACGTTATTGTCAATCAGCGTAAGGTTCTGCCCAGGGTGCGCAAGCAGTAAATTATTGCCTGAACCTGTGCCATCAAAAAAAGTATCAAACTGCCAAAGGTTATTGGCGTTGGCAGTAAATCCAGTTAGTGTTATGTCAGTAATACCTGAGCCTGTACCGGTATTGCTAATTGGCAAAACCTGCAATCCGCCTGAATAGCCATTAAATACGTTGTTAAAGTTCTGTTGTGGGTTCAAGTAAACACCACGACTTGGACCTGCCAAGTCATCCACAATCTCTCTATAGCCACCCATTTTACGAGGACGACCGCGTTGAAACCGCACCCAACTGCCGTCAGTGTATGCATCTGCGTCAAAGGTGGTGCCATCCCGTTGAATTCCGGGCTTTGTATCTAAGGCAAAAACTTTCTTGGTCATGTAAATGTACCTCCAGCAATGCCGGTGGTAAATGTGCCAGAGCCTGTTACTGCTATACCTGTAGCTGTTACGCCTACGCGTTTAGTACCTAAAACTGATATGCCTAAGTCACCTGCACCTGCACGATATAAACCTGTATTTGTCTCAGCTGCAAAATTAAGCGAAGGCGTACCTACTGTGCCATCAATCAAACTAACGGACGTTGCGCCTGCTTGAGTAGTATTGGCATTAAGGAAGTTAGTTCCATCACAAATCAAGGTAGCTTGCTGCCCAGGCGGAATTGTTGCTGCAAAGCCTAACCCAGTTGTCACCGTGAACGTAAAGCCATTGTCAGTAACTTGATTAGAGATTACATACAAGTTCACCACAGCTGGAAACGTTACAGTTACATTGCTGGTTAGATTGCCAACGTATTCTTGAATGTTGTTTGCAGCTTCATTATTTGTAAGCAGTACAGAACCACCGGTTACGTTCTTTGTAAGTGCAGTAAAAGTAAACTGGCTACTTACGCCATAGCCAATGGTTACATACGCAGTTCCCGTACAAACAATAAACGCGGATTCTGTAGGATTAAATGTCTTAGTGGAGTTACCATCAATCAGCTCTGCACCGGTACAAGAGATTGTAAAAGAGCCTGTGCCGTTATTTTTAAATAACGTAAACCAATTGTTGCCAAGCGTTGCTGCGGCCGGAAGTGTTGCAGTACCTGAGCCGCTTCCCCATACTCTAGTTTGCGCCCTATCTGTAGTTGCAAAAGTAGAGCCTGTAGTAATCGCAGCTGAAGGATGGCTTTGATTAAGTGTGGCGCCACTTGCAACTAAGCCATAACCCGCCAATGTTGCAGCGTCCGCGCTAGATGTACCAGTACCAAAAGCAATTACGCCCCAGGTGCCTTGACTGGTTGGATTAGCCGTAATATAGATATACTTAGACTCTCCTGCAGCCACTGAGACGATGGTATTTGTGCCTGAATAATCCTTGACCGTAAATGTATTGGCGCCAATGTTACGAATTAACGCATCATTGCCTACTGATGTCTGATCTGCAGGCGGCATATACATGCTTAATCCGGCAGAAGCTGCAACCACCTGCATAATGCGGGCAGCATAATCAGAATTAGTTGTGCTGTTGGAAGGCCAGTTTAACTGCGTATTAGCAACAAGCGTGACAGCGCGATAGCTAACATCCGTTGGCTGAATGACGTCGCCAGTAAATGGACTTACGTAGCTCATGAATCCACCGCTACGGCTTGACGATCTGCAATACGAAGCTTGTCTTCAGCCATCAATGTTTGCATGATCAATTCATAATTTTGCTGCCACATTGGCATGCGCTCATCGTTCTTTAAGAATGGCATGGCCTGCATGAGGGACCCGTAGAGCAAAGCTTGCGGCGCGTAAATAGTAAACCAATTGGTTTGGTTTGATGAATCCAGAGGCTGTACTCGTTCATAGTAGAGTACCTCAAACGCGTAGTTAGCGTTTGGCGTAGGTGCTATCAACCAATTGGAGTAATCATAATCGCAGTAGTACAAAGGCACATCAGTGGCGGTTGAATCCGGCCAGTAATTGCGAAGGTACTCATACTTACGAAGCAGTACGGGTTGGCGTTCACCACTTACAGTTACGTTCATGGAAACAGTCTTATGCCACCTTGCAGGCTTGGCAATAACACCGTTGCCCAATACCATTGTGCTTGTGTTGACCGTTAAGTTGCCAAGGAACTTAATCTGGCTAGCAATAATCTGCTCCGCCAACATAATGAAGAGCGGGATCTTCGCAATGGTGGCGGCGTCAGTACGCTCCAGATAAGACTGGATGTTCTCCACCAAGGAGTCATAGGTCATTACTGCGGCAGTTGCCATGCTTACTTGCTCCGCTTCCTAGCCATAGCCATATTGTCAACCAAATTAGGGTAGGGTCGGCCTGCTGCTTTGGCTCTTGCTTTTGCTGCAGACTTTTTCTGCGGCGTAAGAGGTTTAGGCTTACCTAAAGATTTTGGCCGTTGTTTTTCCCAAACAGGCTTACTTGATGCCATTTTAATCACCTCTTAAAAATAAAGATATAGAATTTTCATGATAAAAACAATGCTCTTTCGTCAATTCGGCGCTTTTGCAAGCCCTTCAAAACTTTCCCGCCAGCCATGCAATACTTTAAGAGCTCTTCGGCAGCGCCTTCTTTATCGCCTCTAAGCAGTTTTTGGCGAAGCGTAGAACGCTGTAGTGTCCCAAGACCCACGTTAAAAGCAAAGCTAACAAGGCCATCAAACATGCCTTGTGTAAGAGGGACAGGACAGTAAGTATGCACCCCACGCTCGAATCGTTGCAAATCATCTCGTAAAATAGCATCTACTTCTTCTTTGGAAAACTGTCGATTATCTTCTTGGTGAAGTTGATAACTGCCTCTTTGATCAATTGGCATCTTGCCTTGAACAGGGTAAAGTACATGTCCGACTCCTATAGTCCATAGTTTTGCTGGGCACTGATACGGTTTGTATCTTACACCTTCGTGGTGCTTGATCATATCAATGGTCTTGGCAGAGACGTTCATTTCCCAAAAGCCCTACCGCCAAAGTGGAATGCAATAATGCTTGCAAACAAAGCTTGAGTATCCGAGTCCCAAAGCATCTGCGCCAACTCAACAAATGTAACACCGTTGTGCCAGCCGTAAACAAACAAGCCAACATCAACAAAGACTAACAGAAAAAAGAAACCATAAGTAATAACTGGACGCACAGAAGCACGTAGATTCTTCATCCACCGGCTTGTGCCTTCATTTAATGATGTATCATGTTCGTAGATTGCTTGCATTTCAGCCTGCTGCGCACCAATTAAAACTTGCTGCGTATTGGCAGCGCTTTCAGTTGACAATTGCTCTGACCGAATATGCTCAATACGTTCCATGGCCTCAAAGCCAGCTTTACGTAGTTCTAATTCACGTTCAATCTGTAAACGTGCTAAAGCCAGTTCATGTAATTTGTCAGACTTGTCTTGGAAGAAGTCCAACAGTTTGGGTAAACCACCCATAAGAAACGAGATCAGTGTTGATAATAAAGTTAACATTTGCCATCCTTTTTAGATTCGTCATTTTGCATGAGTTTGATACCAGACAGGAACCCAATCATGCCGCCGATAAGAGTAGAAAAAGCGGGTGAAATCATTTTGAAAATCTCGGCGTTGTCCACTTCTTTTGCCCATAGACCCAACATAAAGCTGACCACCATGGCCAATACGGAGATACATAGGGTTGTGCTTACCATAA